ATACTCGTGTTGCTTTCTCTACGTCACCAAAACCGCCTGTGTTATTAGGCACAATTCCCATTAATTGCGGTGGTACACGGTGGGCCGCCAATACATCATCACGGCTTGCATTTTTAATATTTAAGAAATCATCTTTTGCCACTGCATCAGACAAAGGAATAACTTGCATCCCGTCTTTCTTCCCGTTTGGAATATACACAAATAAATTCTTAAAGTTGCCTGTGCCTTTGGTTTGTCGGATTTGTGTCGTCTTTGTTTTGTGTTGGGTCAGTCATGTAAATAATCGAACCCGCATGCGCACCGTTCAAATAATATTTGCGACGGAATAATGTCGCGCTTTCATTTAAGAAAGCCGATTGTAAAGCGGCTAAATATTCCGGCACACCGTAAATCTCTTGATTCACATCAGGATTGATCAGATTAAACACTGCATCTTTCGGGAATTCATATTCATCAAAGCCATTCACAATCTGATAAAAAATACCTTTCTTCACTCCAACGCGCATATATTTTGCAAGGGGCGATTTCAACGCAATCACTTTGCCGAATGTATTTTCAACTTTTTCAAGGTACGCATTACCAAACACTAAATAATCTTGCACCAGTTTTTCTAACTGTGTACGTGGTAAAAGTGCGGTCGTTTTACAGGTAGAAAGCAAAATATTTTTCTTCACGGTGATCGCACTGTTATGATGTGCAGATGCATTTAAGGCTTTGGCAAGATAACTTAAATTAATCGGCGGGTTGTAATATTTCTCATACATCAATACGCTTTCAAAATAATTTAATACTTCCGCACGATCAAGCACGGGAACAGGTTCACCAAAGCTAAACGCCTGTGCTTGATTTCCCGTAGAAAGTGCGGTTGATTTTTTTGATTTTTTGCTCATTTGGTAATCCTATTCAAAAGTGAAAATTCCGGTAATACGTTTTTTAACTGTCATAAAACTGGTGATGATTTCGTTACCATCAAATTTAAGGCGGCGTTTCTGAATTAAGTTTTGCGTTTTTAATACCATCTCATTTTTTAAATCGGCGTTGTAATCAAGACCGATTGCCATTGGATAGAATTTTTTAACTTCTTGGAATACGCCAGAACCCATCCCCGTTTTATCAATCACAATGCGGGTGACATTGTAATCATCACAGAAACTTTTAATTCTGCTCGCTTGTGCTTCATAATCCATGCCGTGGAATGTTTGCCAGTGCAAAACACGATAATCACCACCTTCCACTTTAGGCGGGGCAATAATCGCCAACGCCGCACGGTCGCCAGTAAAGGCAGGGTCATAACCTAACCACACTTCACGATTACCAAATGGGCGTTGATAGAATGGCTTGTAATCGTGCCATTCTTCTAAGCTATCCACTTGGCAAAGTTGGAGATCAGCGAATTTAAATGCCGACGTGTTATCATCCGCAAACTGGCATAAAAACAACTGTTCAAATTCTTCTTTGCTGTTTTCTGCGATCAGGTCGTCAATATTGAATAGGTTGCACCCGCCTTCCATCGCATCATAAATGCTAACAATCTGCTTCCATTGGCGGTCGGCACAAAGTTTTCCGCTTTTTAAATTCTCATGCGAAATGTCAATTTCAACTTTGTCCGCCTTGGCCCGATTTTTATTAAATGCTTTACCAGAGAAAAACGCATAAGCAGGATGCGCAATCGTGGTTGGCGTTGAAAAATATGTTTGGCGATACATCTTTTGCGCTGCCATACCTGATGCCACTTTACGCATCACATCAAACTTTGGCACCCAAAACACTTCATCAAAATATAAGTTGCCATGATACGATTGAGCTGTGGCGGAGTTCGTGCCAAGAAAAATCAATTCTGCCCCATTTGGCAATTTGATGGTTTCGCCTTTTAAGTCCACGTCTGCCGTTTGCTTGGCATAGTTCACAATGTAAGAGCGAAACTGCAGGGCTTGTTTTTTACTGGCAGACAAAAAGATTTGATTGTGTCCGGTCGTCAATGCATCAATAGCGAAATAGTAAGTCGCCCCGATTTGTCGGCTTTTTAAAATATTTCTGATGCGGTTTTCTTTTGCTTTATGCCAAACACGCTGATAATTAAACATCCCATCAAGAAAGCCATTAATCAGTAATTCTTCTTGTTCCTGATCAATGGCATTTTGTTCTGCTTTCTTCCGTTCGCCTTTGTTTCGATTGGCAAGTTTCGGATTTAAATCCACTTCATTGCCATCACCGAAAGAATATTTTTTCACTCTCGCCATGCGTTCCATTTGACGACCAAGCAAATCAATTTCTTTATAGTCCGACCCGCTTTTTTCTTCTTTGGCAATCAGCAAATTCAATCTTGTTTCAAGGGCTAATTCAACCCGACCAACAGGGGCAACATCATCCCATTTTTCGCGATCTTTCCAACTGGATATCGTGGACGCGGCAATATCAAGCTGACGAGCAATTTCAGCGATTTTATAACCGCTAAAATACATCTGTTGTGCTTTTCTTTTTATTTCCGCCGTTACATCGGGAGAAGCTTGATTGATAACTTGTTCGTCCATTCATCATCCTTTCAATTTACAACCGCATAATAGAAAGGGGCTTGCCGTTAGTCTTTACAGCTCACCTGTGAACAGAAAAGCAACAAAAACAACCCATAGACCGCAAAAATTAAACCTTTCAGAATAATGGCCAAACCAACCACAGAAAGGACAACCAATGGCAAAAAAATCTAAATGGGTCGTTGTCGCAACCGAAGGTGCAACAACTGACGGCCGCACAATTCAGCGCAACTGGATTGAAGAAATGGCCGAAAGTTATGATCCAAAAAACACCTACGGCGCACGCATCAACCTTGACCACATCAAATTTTCCGTCTATCTCCCTGAACTTGCCAATGCTCACTGCTTTGGTGATGTCTTAGCCGTGAAAGCAGAAGAACGCGAAGATGGAAAATTACAGCTTTTAGCATGCCTTAAACAAAGACGGGCAAAAGGTTTACACGTCCGTTGAAATTGACACCAATTTTGCCGATACGGGCAAGGCATACTTAGTCGGTTTAGCCGTTACGGATAATCCGGCAAGCTTAGGCACAGAAATGTTAAGTTTCTCGCACAACGGCTTAAATGCCCGCAAATTAAAAGCAGATAACATCTTCTCAGCCGCCATTGAAACAGAATTAGATTTCGAAGGTTGGGATGGTTTAGACCATCCATCAGTATTCACAAAAATCAAAGCGTTATTTGCGAAAAAAGAAAAATCGGATGATGAACGCTTTGCCGACCAATCCAGTGCCATTGAGCTTTTAGCCGAGCAACAAAAAGACATCTTGGAAAAATTGACCGCACTTCAAAGCGATTTTGCAAATCAACAAAGCTCCATTGAAGAAATGAAAGCGAGCAATGAAGAAATCAATGCAACGTTTGAAGAACTCAAACAAAAGCCGGCACAAGCCGAAAACTCCCGCCCATTAGTTTATGGTGAAAAACCTGAAACTGACGGCCGCTTCTTTTAATTTATCTTAGGAAAAAAACCAAATGAATAAATTTACCCAACAAAAATTCCAAGCTTACATTGAAGGTGTCGCACAAGATAACGGCGAAGATGTGGCATTTGTTGCAAATGGCGGGCAATTCACCGTCACACCAACAATGCAGCAAAAATTAGAAAACGCGGTGCTTGAAAGTTCCGATTTCTTAAAACGCATCAATGTTGTGCCTGTTACTGAAATGAAAGGTTCCGCATTGCGTTTAGGCGTACTTTCACCTGTTGCAAGCCGCACAGATACCAACACCAAAGCACGTGAAACTACTGACATTCACAATTTACAAGAAAACTTATATTCGTGCGAACAAACCAACTTTGACACGCATTTAAATTATGCAACGTTAGACAGTTGGGCGAAATTCCCTAACTTTGCGGAACGTGTTGGCAAACTTAAAGCAGAACGCATTGCATTAGACCGTATTATGATCGGTTGGAATGGCACAAGCGTGGCTGCAACAACCAACCGTGCAACAAATCCATTGTTGCAAGACGTGAATAAAGGTTGGTTAGTTCAAATCGAAGAAAAAGCCACTCCACGTGTGATGAAGGAAGCGAAAAGCGGCACAGGCAAAATCGAAATCGGTGAAGGTAAAGAATACAAAAATCTTGATGCATTAGTCTTTGCATTAAAAGAAGATTTCATTCCTGACCAATACCGTGACGACACAAAACTTGTGGCGATTATGGGTAGCGACTTATTAGCGGACAAATACTTCCCGCTTATCAACCAATCAAAACCAAGCGAACAAGCGGCAGGCGATGCTGTAATCAGTCAAAAACGTGTTGGCGGTTTACAAGCCGTAACTGTGCCATTCTTCCCGAAAGGCACTGTGTTAGTGACATCACTTGACAACTTGTCAATCTATGTGCAAGACGAACGTATGCGCCGTCACTTAAAAGACGTGCCGGAACGCAATCGTGTGGAAGATTACTTGTCATCCAATGAAGCTTATGTGGTTGAAAACTACGAAGCAGTGGCGATGGCGAAAAACATCACCGTTCTTGATGCACCAACTCACGAGTAATCATAATGCGACCAACCTTGAAGTTTCTGCCGCTATCGCTAATGCGGCAGAAACCGAAGATCTAAGCGACTTCACGGAATACGAAAAAATGTGCCGTATTCTTGCGCGACATCGAAAGGATTTGAAAAACATCCAATCGACAGAACGCAAAGCCGCATTTAAAAAGCAAATTTTGCCTGACTATCTGCCATGGATTACAGGGGCGTTATCTGCCGGAACAGGCAAACAAGATAATGTCTTGATGACATGGTGCGTGTGGGCGATTGACTGTGGGGAATATCACCTTGCCTTGCAGATTGCTGATTATGCCGTATTCCATGATTTGCGTTTACCTGAACCGTTCACCAGAACACTTGGCACATTATTGGCGGAAGAATTTGCCGACCAAGCAAAAACCGCACAAGCCGCCAATCAGCCATTCGAAGTGTCGTACTTAGAGCAAGTACAACGTATCACCGCTGAATGTGACATGCCAGATGAAAGCCGTGCGCGATTGTTGCGTGAATTAGGCTTGTTATTGGTTGAAAAGAACCCTGAACAAGCCTTGCAATATCTCGAACGTGCTTTAGGGTTAGATCAGAAAGTTGGCGTGAAAGGCGACATTAAAAAATTACGCAAAAAATTAAGCAAAGCCGATGAATAATCGGATTTGATAACGAGCAAACCACGCACCCGCGGGGCGGATAAAAGCGCGGTCAGGTTTCTTTACCTCTTTTCCTGATTGTTGCTCTTTATCCTCACCCCGCTTTTTTATAGGTAGATTTTATGTCAGACGGTGCAATCTCAATCAAACTCGCCCCCGATTATGAAATGGGCGCAGTGCAAAAACAACTGGAAGATTACGGAACAGGCGAAGATATTATTCGAAACGATGATTTTTTTCCTGATATTTCTCTTTCTGATTTTCGCAATCAATATCGTGCAGACGGCACAGTCACCGAACAACGCTTGCAAGATGCATTGATTGAAGCCATCGCCAGTGTAAATGATGAATTATCTACATTCAAAGCACAAAGCGAACATCACTTCCTTGAACAAATTCCCGCACCATCAGTCAACGGCGAAAGCGTGTTGATTTATCGCTATAAACGCGCGGTGAACTGTTTGGCACTGGCTAACCTTTACGAGCGTTACGCAAGCTATGACAGCACCAATGATGGCGAAAAGAAAATGGATTTACTCAAAGACAGCATCAACGAATTAAGACGAGATGCACGCTTTGCCATTAGCGACATTATCGGCAAAAGACGGGTCGATGCGGAGTTAATTTGATGGAAGTTTACGCACAACAAAATGACAACTTGGACGCCATTCTTTATCGCTATTTTGGCCGCAGTGAAGGACTTTTAGAAATTGCGTGTGAATTAAATCCACATTTAATGGATAAACCAGTCATTCCAATCGGGACACCAGTAATATTGCCAGAAACTGACACAGAAAAGATCAGCGTGGCAAGTGACACTATACAACTTTGGAGCTGATATGCACGACACACCATCAAAAGCGTCTTACACATCAGGATTATTTGCCTTCTTCATAGGACGCATTGCGGATATGTTTTCAAATGTAAATTGGGCAGACGTTGCATCTGTAACAGGTATTGTGATCGGCGTCGCAACATTTCTTGTAAATTGGTATTACAAGAAAAAAGATTTTGAATTAAAAGAAAAAGAATTAAACCAACGGAGCCATCACCATGATTAAACGAACAGCGAAATATGCATGCAGTGTTGTGGCGATTGTAGGATTGGCACTCTCTTTACACGGGCATGAAATTAGAACATCAGAAAAAGGCTTGCTATTGACTGGCAATGCAGAAGGATGTCAAAGAGTGCCATATAACTGCCCTGCAGATGTATTAACATTCGGGCTAGGAACCACTGATGCAGTCGAAAAAGTCATTCCACATAAAGTCTATACAGATGAAGAAATTGCAAATGCCTTTACAAAGGGAATTAAACAAGCCGAAAAATGTGTGAATACGTATGCAAACGGTCAAGCAATGCCGCAAGGTGCATTTGATGCCTTAGTGTCAATTACCTTTAATGCAGGATGCGGGAACTTAAAAAACAGCACGCTTTTTAAAATGGCACGGAAAGGATATAGCAAAGCCATGTGCGGTCAATTTGAACGATGGATTTATGCAAACGGCGTTCCACTGAAAGGCTTAATTGAAAGACGACAAAAGGAGAAAGCATTATGTTTGGGTTCTTAACAAAAAAAGAAAAATACATTTTATTGGTTGGCCCGCTCATGCTTGTGGCAATTATCCTATTTCAAGGGTGGCAAGCCAACCACTGGCGAGCCGAAGCCGCCAAAGAGGAACAATTAAAACAACAATGGGAAGCGTCTTACGTTGCCTTAAATGAAAGCGTGGATAAATTCAATGAGCAACAAAAAGCACTCACGGAAGCCGTTAATCAATTAAAAATCTCTCAAACCAAGCAAACACAGGATTTAAAAAATGCACTTAAAAAACACCAAGATTGGGCTGACACTTTTATCCCTGATGACGTTAGCGGCGTGTTCAACAACACCGAAAATCATTAAACAGCCAATTCTATGCCCGCAAGTTGCAGAATGCACGCCATTTGCCGCCACAATTAAAACAAACGGCGATTTGGCTAACGCCTATCTACAAAGCCAACAAAAGCTAAGTGTATGCATTGTTGAAAATCAAGCATTAAAGAAATGCATTGATGAATTTAATAAACAGGAAAAACAATGACCGATCAATTTGACCGTGCGCAACAGCTC